TTTCTGCAACAGCTACATATGTCCATCCTAACCCATACATCATAACAAAGCTATTCATTAAACTCGGCATACTTGCCGGAATTTGAACTTGTGTAATAATTTGAAATTTGTTCATTCCTATTGTTAATGCCGTGTCAATAACATCTTGTTTAATTTCTTCAAGAGTGAGAATAACTGAAGGCATCATATAAACAAATGTTGCAATAAATAAAAACACAATTTTATTTACAAAATCTCTTGACAAATTAAAGATTTGTGATATACTATATTTACAGCAAATAACTAAAATTTATATTAAAAAAGGAGTAAGAATAAAGTGAAAGCTATTTTGCCAAAAAACATAAATACTGCATACAACCCAAATCGCAAAGCAAAACGCAAAATGCTGCAAGATCTTAATCGTAAGGCAAAGCGCCCGCTGACAAAAGAGGAGTTTGAACAGTTTTTGATGGTTCAGAGACTGCGCCACGGTGATGTGCGCGACGAAGATATTCGCAAGATGGCAGCTGGCGGAGTAGCGCATTATGATAATCCCGACAAGTTTCCGAATGGCATCGAAGTTAAGCTGAATTATGCAGAAATCTCTCAGAGAAAGCGTGAAGACTTCCGTGAGGAGTATTGGCAGTGGGTTGAGGAACATAAGGATGATGTGTTCCATCTTGATCGCGAAGAGAACGCAAGTTCGCTCGTTTGTCTTGCGGAAGACGAAAGATATCGAGAGATGGACGGTAAAAGGGTTAAAATTCCGAGATGGGAGTTTGACTTGTTCGCCGACTTGCTGGTTAAGAATGAGGCAGGAGAATTTGTGTCTCCGTGGGATATTCCCGATAGCACGGAAGATTTTGTGACGGCAGAGGAGCTGACGAGACAGCTCGAAGAGACGAAGAAAACAGACGATGAGACCGCCGTAGATGAGGCGGACAAAACTTCTGAATAAACTTTTCAGAAATCGCTTGACAAATCGGAAAGAGTGTGTTATACTAACAGTGCAATCGAAAGATTGTGCAAATAAACGAACAAAATTTATTAAAACGAAATGGAGAAAAAATAATGGCAGCAACATTTGAATTCGTAGGAAAGCTGAAGAAAATCGAAAAGGAGACTGACAAGTTCAAGGCATTTGACGAGAAGCGCTATGATTCCGGTTGGACCAATCAGACTTTCAAATTCAATGCGGTTAACGGCAATAACTCGCATATTATGCAGGTTCGTGCCGGATTTTGGAGTAAAGCAGATGGCTCGGTGGACGTGAGCAAGATGAAGATTTATGCACGGTCGAAGGCAGAAGGTGGTGCGAAGAGCCAGCAGTTGGAAGTAGCATTTTCAGACAGAGCGAACCCCGAGGTTCTTGCCAAGATCGCATATTACAGCAAGTTTGGAATCAACCTGAATAAGCCCGGTGAAGAGAAGCTTGCTTCTAACGATCACGAATATCTTTTTGAGGGTGATTTTATGAACGCTCTTCGCAAGTTGATGGGTAATCCGAATTTCACTGGTCGCAAGATTCGTATTAAAGGGAATGTAGATTTCCAGTATGGCGAAAGCACTGGCATTTTCTATCGCACCTTTACGCCGACCCGTGTCTGGCTCGCAGGCGATGATGAGAATGAAATGATGAAAATGTCTGTTGATCTGATTTATGGTCCGGAGTCGATCGACGAAAGTGACGACGGCATCATTCGCGTGAATTGCTATCACAGATATTACGACGTGAATTATCGTAAGGATGCTTGCAAGGGACAGACGACTTGTCCGATTCAGTTTGTTGTAAGAGATCCGAAGATTTTCGATCTCGTTTGTCGCAGATTTACAAACTTCCCCGATGAATGCAAGTTTGCAAAGACAGATGTAATGCTTGATGTCATCAATGGCACAGAGATGGTGTCGCTGACATATGATGATCTTTCTGATGAGGCGAAGGAAAATATCAATTTCGGTCTTTCTACTCTTGAGGATGAGATTCGTCTCGCTGGAGGAACCGCATTTGGAGATCGTGTGACGGAACTGCGTTTTGCAAGCTCGAGAAACATTCAGGGAACGGCATATGAGGCAGAGGATCTGCTTCCTCCGAGACACGATGGAGACGTCGGCGGAGTTGATGAAGCGGATGACACAAAGAGTGGTTTTTCGACAGAGAAGAAGACTGACGATGAAGATTTCGATCTGTTCGGAGATCTTTAAGTAATAAGGATGTGTGGGCAGATGGATTGTGATAGATGAATGAGAGTCCGTCTGCTCACACAAAATTGGGGTGTGTGTATGAGTGAAAGACATTAAGCGAATAATTGATGATGAAAAATTAATGACCCAATGGAATTGGGATAAAAACAATTCGTGTGAAATATTTCCAGAAAAAGAATCATTAAATTCGCGTAAGAAAATATGGTGGATTTGTGAAAAGGGGCACGAGTGGGCTGCTGTTGTATACCATAGAACAAGAGGTACTGGTTGCCCTTATTGTTATGGGAGACTTGCAATTACCGGAGAAAATGATTTAGAAACCCTTCGTCCAGATTTAATGGAGGAATGGGATTGGGACAAAAATTCTGACGCAGGAATATTTCCAAATAAACTAAAAGTGACTAGCAACACTCGAGTGTGGTGGATATGTTCAAAATGTAAAAATAGTTACGACTCAATGCTCGCCTCTCGGACATACGAGAATTGCAATTGTCCATATTGTTCCGGAGTAAGAATTCTTCCCGGCTTTAATGATTTTAAAACCATCTATCCGGATATCGCAAAAGATTGGGATTATGAATTAAACGGAGAGGTGTTACCACAGAACATTGCGCCAAAAACTCATAGAAAATATTGGTGGCATTGTAAAATGGGTCATTCGTATTATATGAGTGTGCAAAATAGGGTTAGGGGATGTGGTTGTAATTATTGCAGCGGCAACAAAGTTCTTGCCGGATTTAATGATCTTGCGACAACAAACCCTGATTTAATTGAAGAATGGGACTTCGAAAAGAATGAAATTTCGCCAACTCAGATAACATCTGGCAGTCACAAAAATATGTGGTGGAAATGTTCAAATGGACATAGTTGGTTTGCAACAGTTAAAAATCGCGTTAACGGGGCGGGTTGCAAAATGTGTTTTCGTGAAAGACATTCTTCTTT